TTTTTGGCAGTGTTATTAGTTGGGTGTAGTGATCCCAAGCCTTTTAACCAGTGCGCGTTCCAATCAGAGTACGCGCGATGTTTTGAGGCGACAGGAAAAAGCTACATTGACAGGGGCGCAGGCCCCACCGTTTACGAATGCAGAGCGGCGGCAATGGCAGTGGCGAGTTATGGGGAGTGAAAGAAAATGGAAGAATTAAATCACGCTGGTTTGTCCGAAAAAGCCCCGCTAAAATCGGACAAGGCAACCTCTGACGGATCGACCGCAAGCTACTATGAGCTGCCGGAGGGTGCAAAAGAGTTACAGGATTTAATCAGTTATCGGAACCAAAACGGCCAAATAGCTGAGATATTCCGAGCCTGTTACCGATACGGACTGGTGTCTCACTCCGACATGCTGCGCGATGCTAAGAAAATTAAATTCTACGCCGAGGCGGAAATTAAGCGGCTTGAAAAACTAGCCAGATAATGTTTTTATAAATGCTTCCGACCCACGGCGGATACCGTGGGAAAAATTCCTGTCCGTCCTTACCCGCCTTGTGCGGGATTTTTTTGCCTGTCGGAAGGATTACGGCGGTGCCGGTTGTGTGGTAATATGGGTTTTATTTTATTTGGGGGTGAGGTATGGCCGCAGGCCGTCCGACGCTTTTAAACACAGAGCTAAAAGAAAAGGCGAAAGAATATCTTTTCAGGTATGAGGAGCAAGGCGACGTTATTCCATCAGCGGCAGGTCTTGCTTGCTGGCTTGGTATTGCCAAGTCTTCTGTGTACCTTTACGGCGAACAAGACAAAGAATTCTCGGACACGCTCAGCGCAATTCAGGCAAAACAAGAGGTTGTTACGCTTAACAGGGGCATCACTGGCGACTTTAACAGCACTATTGCAAAGCTGGTATTGGCAAACCATGGCTATTCCGACAAAGTGCAACAAGACCACACAAGCAGCGATGGAAGCATGTCGCCGCACGAGAAATGGCTTGAGTCGCTAAAATGATCGAGATACGCCAGCGACTAAAAGATGATTTTGCCTTTTATTCAAGGAATTGCCTTTTAATCCGCACAAAAGACAGCGGCATTTGTCCTTTTTTGCTAAACAGCGCACAACAGTACATACACGACAAACTTCAAGAGCAGATAGAAAAAACAGGAAAAGTTCGTGCGATAATCTTAAAGGGTCGTCAGCAGGGCATGTCCACATATGTCGAGGGCCGCTTTCTTTGGCGCACTACACATAACAAGGGAGTTCGAGCCTTCATTCTGACGCATGAGAGCGAGTCTACAAACGCTCTCTTTGAAATGACAGAGCGCTACTATGAAAACCTGCCAAAGTTCGTTAAGCCATCAGTAGGCGCTGCCAACGCCAAAGAGCTGCACTTTGATAAGCTGGATTCAGGCTACAAGGTGGGTACGGCAGGAAACAAAGCAGTCGGGCGCGGACAGACAATTCAGTACTTCCATGGGTCAGAGGTCGCATTTTGGGCCAATGCAAGCGAACACACTAAAGGCATTATGCAGGCAATCCCCGATGCAGATGGGACTGAGGTTATATTCGAGTCTACAGCAAATGGCGTAGGCAATTTTTTTCACGAACAATGGAAGCTTGCAGAGAAAGGCGCGTCTGAGTTCGAGGCTATTTTTGTGCCGTGGTTTTGGCAGACCGAGTACAGCAAGCCAGCCCCTGAAGACTTCCAGATAACGGACGAAGAGTTGAATTTGCAGGGATTGTACAATCTATCAAAAGAGCAACTCCAGTGGCGGCGCGTCAAGATTGCCGAGCTTTCAACTGATGGAATAGATGGCACAAAAGCATTCAAACAAGAGTACCCAAACAACGCCGCCGAGGCTTTCCAGGTTAGTGGCGGAGACGGTTTAATTAGCGCCTCTCACTGCATGGCGGCAAGGTTAAATGATTTTAGCGGTAATGGCCCCATGGTGGTCGGTGTTGACCCGTCTCGTGGCGGAGATAGGTTCGCAGTTATCAAGCGGCAGGGGCGCAAGTTATACGGACATAAAGCCTATAAAGGCGAAGAGTGCGACTCGCTAGGAAAAAACGTGGCGATATGCAAAGGCATATTAGATTCAGTCTGTCCGGTAGCTGGCAAAAAGCCTGATATGATGTTCATAGACTTTGGAGCAGGGGCTGACATTGTGGATAGACTGCACGAGCTTGGATATTCCGACCGTGTTCGCTCTGTTAATTTTGGCTCTTCTGCCCTAGACCCTGTAAAATACAAAAACAAGCGCAACGAGATTTGGGGGTTAATGGCGGAATGGATTTCCGATGAGTCCATGCCTGCCGACATCCCCGATGATGACGAAATACAGGCTGACTTGTGCGCTTCGCCTTATGATCGAGATTCAAACGATAGGCGCGTTTTGTGGGGCAAGGATAAGATTAAATCAAAATACGGATTCAGCCCTGACTTCGGTGACGCAGCGGCATTAACGTTTGCTGAGCCAGTTGTACAGCAGGCTGAGGCATACATACCACGACCAATCAAAGTGATGGGGCGCAGATAATGGCATTGGAATTAGACGATATTAAGCGCCTGCACGACAAGGCGTTCCAGAGCGGTCAGGCCACGCGAGACAAGGCGAGCGATGATCTTGTGTTCTACTGGATTACGCAGTGGGACGATGCAATGCTTGACGATAGCCAGCTTGCATTTAAAGGCGAATTCAATATGTTGCGCAAAGCAGGCCGCGACATTATGTCGGGTTTGCGCTCCAATCCGGTACAGGTTGATTTTGAGCCGAAAGACCCTAATCGCATGGATTCTGCCGATATTCTTGATGGCATATACCGCAGTATTGACCGTCAAAACTACTCCATTGAAGCATACAACAACGCAATGCAAGAAATGGTAGTCTGCGGCATTGGCGGGTGGGAGTTATACGCAGATTATGAGACCAGCGCGCTAGGCGACAAACAACAGACAATCAAGCGCCGCCCGATTTACGAGGCGAACAACAAAGTGTTCTGGGATCCAAACGCCAAGATGTTGGATAGGTCTGATGCAACGTATGTATCAGTTCTCGAAAGTTATTCAGAGGATGGATATAGGGCGCTGGTTGCTAAGCTGTCAAACATTCCAGAGACTGACGTTGTAGTTTCAAACTTTGCCACGCCCAATCAGTCTTTTGTGTTCCCCTGGGTGTCTGGCGACATTCATTACGTTACGCGCTTTTTCCACAGCGAAGTGAAGGAAGAAAAAAACATATTCTTAACTGACCCGCTAGGTCAGGAAATTGTTATGCGTGATTTTGATCTGGCGAAGATCGAAGATGAGTTGTTAGATGCTGGCTTCGAGATTGCCGGAGAGAAGAAGGTAGAGCGCACCGTTGTAACGCTGTATATCGCATCCGGCAGCGAGATCATCTACAGCGCCCGCATTGCTGGTCAGCATATCCCTATTGTCCCCGCATACGGTGAGCGAGCGTTTATTGAGGGTGAAGAGCACTACGAGGGTATTACGCGCCTTGCGAAAGACCCGCAGCGCCTGCGCAACTTCCAGCTTTCATACCTGGCAGACATGGTTAGCCGCAGTCCGCGACCCAAGCCTATTTTTACGCCTGAACAGGTCGCTGGTCTTGAGTTCATGTTCGAGGATAACGGGGCAGATAACAATTACCCATACCTGCTGCAAAACATGGTCGATAAGTCAGGCAAGCCGCTGCCGCTCGGCCCTGTAGGCCAGTTAATTGACCAGCCAATCCCGCAGGCTTTGGCCGCCAGTATCGACATCACGCGGGGTGCTATTGAGGACGTGGCAAACCCAGGCTTGCCGCAGAATATCGCTGACCCCGACCTTAGCGGAAAGGCCGTCATCGCATTGCAGAACATGCTCGACCGTCAGACTTATGTTTATCAAGATCACATGAAGTTTGCCAAGCGCCGTGATGGTGAAATCTTTGCCTCAATGGCCTCTGAAATTATCGACACGCCGCGAGAAGTTACACTGACATTGCCCGATGGCAGCCGTAAAAAGACTAAAATCATGGATACAGTGGTTGATACGAAAACAGGCGACATTGTGGCGATTAATGATATTACCGGCCTTGAGTTTGAGGTTTACGCAGACATTGGACAGGCATACTCAACCCGCAAAGAGCAGACACTAGATCAGCTATCCACTGCAATTGCAGACCTGTTACCACAAGACCCGTTGCGCAATATACTGATGCTGAAGAAGTTAAAGCTTATGGGCGGTATAGACTTTGACGATGTGCGCGATTATGCAAACAATCAGTTAATCCTGATGGGTATTCGCAAGCCTGAAACACCCGAGGAAGAGCAGTTGTTAGCACAAGCGCAACAAGCCCAGCAAGGTCAGCAAGACCCCAACATGGTCATGGCAATGGCTGAGATGAAAAAGGCACAAGTGCAGGAGTTTGACTTGCAGCTTAAGCAGCAGGCACAGCAAATTGAAGTGATGAAGCTGCAACAGAAGGCCGCTGTGGATGGCAATGATGCGCGCCTTAAAGAGGCTGAGATTATATCGAACATCCGAAACAAGGACGCCGATACAATCAAGAAAATGGCAGAAGCTGGAAATATTCAGAATCAAAGCGTTGGCCACCAGTTAGATACCTTATCAAAGCTTGGCCAAGGATTGCGAGGACGAGCAACACAGTAAAATAAAACCCGCTTCGGCGGGTTTTTTATTGCAGTAGGTAAATTAAATTCCAATTATTTTGAAAGTTTGCACGCTTGACAATGACAGTGGTATTATATAGCTACGCTAGCATGACGGATTCATGCACTCATACACAGTGGGTTATCTGTGGTTTACCGTTACCAAAACGAGGTTATAAATGGCCCAAAGCCTAAAAGAGCTGAAAGAGGAAAACGCGAAATTATCGTTAGAAAGTGCCGACATTCCGCAAACTGCCGGTAATGAGTATGGCGAAGATGACGTGGGCGAAGTTGAGCATGTAGTGCATGATGACAAAGCGGAGTCAGAAAGCGCGTCAAGCAAACAAACTGAGTCTGAATCTTGGATGCAAAGCGAGGAAGATGTAGAGGCCTCGCATGAAGGTAAGGATGTCCCATTAGCTGCGCACATTAAGTTGCGCGCAAAGCTAAAGGGCAAGCTCGATGACAAGGAGATGGAGCTAAAGACGTTACGCGAGGAGGTCGAGTCGTTAAAGTCTGGACTTAAGCCAGTGGCGACACAAGCAGGCAAGCCTAAGCGTGAAGACTTTTTCTCTAGTGACGACCCTGAAGAGGCTTATCTTGATGCAATGCTAGAGTGGAAATCAATCCAGTCAAGCAAGAGCCGTGAGCAAGAAGATGTGGCTCGCAAGCATAAAGAGGCGCAAGATCGTCTTAACAAGCAAGTTGACGAGCATTACCTTCGGGCGGCAAAGCTGGCGGCTGAAAACGGAATTTCTGAGGAAGTTTATCGTTCGGCAGACCAGAAGGTGCGTGAAACGTTGGATGCAGCAATGCCAGGTTATGGGGATTTAGTTGCTGAAAACATTATCGCAACAGTTGGTGAAGGTTCTGAAAAAGTGATTTATCACTTAGGACGAAACCCATCAAAACTTAAAGCGCTGAAAGATTCCTTTCTTTCTGACCCTACCGGACTAAAAGCGGCGGTGATGATCGGGGAGATTAAAAGCGATTTAACATTTGCCGCCAAGAAGAAAACGCAAGCACCTACGCCTACGCCGTCTATTAAAGGAGATGAAGGATTGAGCGCTTCTGATACTGCCCTTTATCGAAAGTATAAAGAGGCACATAGCAAAGGAAACTCTCAGTTAGCGTTTCAAATTAAACGACAGGCCAAAGCATCAAATGTTAATACTCGTGAATGGTAAAGGATAAATCATGGCTAATATCACCGGCAAAATTGCCGAAGTACTTTTTGAAAGCTCTCTTGATACAATTAAAGATCAGACCATGTTGGTCGACTTGGTGTCACGCTTTGAGCCTGAAGCTGGCGGCATGCAGAACTCTAACAACGTCGTATGGCGTCCTGTAGAGCAGCAAGCCACCATTTTGGATGGCTGGGACTTAACAGGCCAAGAGACTGGCATTATTGAAGAAACATACCCTGCAATCCTTGGCACCCCTAAAAACGATTTCGTTTCTGTTCGTGCAGATGATATGCGCGATATGGAATTCTGGCGTCGTCGCGGTGTGCGTTCCGGTATGCAGCAAGCTACAGAGCTGAACAAGACAATTGCTAACGCCATTGCCACCCAAGGTTCTTTGGCTTATAAGTCTGCCGCCACTTCTGGCT